CTTCGCATCAAGATCCTCGGCTACGAAGAGAAAGAGCAGCGGATCAAGGCAATCAACGCCAAATACGACCTCGACATGCTGCTCGCCAGCCAGGAGACCGAGGATCTTCAGCGCAGGCGGGTGATGCAGGCTGAAGCTGAGAAAAACAAGAGCGAAGCCATCCTCAACCTCCACAAGGGGATGACCGACGAGTTCCTCAAGCAGAAAGCGCTGGGTCAGGATCTCAACCGCGAACTTGAGGACCGGAAGTTCAACCTGGGCCTGATCACTGAGGAGCAGTACAACCAATTCCTGTTGGACCGCGAACGCCAACGCTTGCAGGACACCTACGGCAACCTTCCCGGAGCAGAGGGCAAGATTGAGGAAGGGATGGCTCTCTACAAGCAGGAGATCGACCCAACTCCGTTCCAGGAGATGAAGCAGAACATCGCTCAGCTCAAGCAGGAGCTGACCGATCTACTCAATCCCGTCAACCAAATCACCGGAGCAGCCAACGCAATTGGCACGGCGTTCAGCACCTCCTTCACCAACGTCATCAACGGCAGCCAGACCACCAGGGAAGCACTTGCCAGCTTCTTCAAGAGCATTGCCACCTACTTCCTGGACATGGCAGCTCAGATCATCACAAAGATGATCACGATGGCGATTCTCAACTCGATTGTTGGGTTGTTACCCGGCGCGCCCGCAGCAGGTGCCGGTGCAGGCAGCATGGGCGGTCTAAACATGCCCACCGGAATCGGCGACAGCTACAAGAGCCTGCTTATCCCCAAGCGCGCTTATGGCGGCCCGGTGAAAGGCAAGCTGCCTTACATCGTTGGCGAGAACGGCCCCGAGCTGTACGTCCCAGGTCACAGCGGCAAGATCGTCCCGAACCACAAACTGCCGAAGATGATCGACCTGGGCGGCAAGTTCATGCCGTTCCACCCAATATTTATGGCCGCAATGCTTGGTCTTGGCGACTTCCGTAACAACCGCCAGGGTGTAATGGAAGCCTTCGGTGCTCGGTTCAGCCAGTACGCCGGTGGCGCGATCCCCAGGCAAGCGCTTGTCGGCCGCGCTGCAGGTGGCCCGGTCACCGGCGGCAGCCCCTACCTCGTGGGTGAAAGCGGCCCCGAGATGTACGTGCCCCAGGGCTTCAGCGCCGGATCGATGAAGTCCACCTCTAATAACGTGGTGGTGAACGTCAACGCAAGCGGTAGCAAGGCCGAGGGCGATCAACCAGACTCGAAACGTCTTGGTGAAGCGATCGGCGCCGCCGTCCGTCAGGAGCTGATGCGTCAACAACGTCCTGGAGGCATCCTCGCGTAATGGCTACTTTCCCCGACATCGACATCAGCTATGGCGCCCAGAAACGCAGCCGCCCCAAGACCCGCACGGTCCAATTCGGCGACGGCTACGAGCAGCGCCTGCTCTACGGCATTCCCTCCCACATGAACCCCAAGGAGTGGACGCTGACCTGGAACAACATCACCAACACCGAAGCCGACACGATCGAGACTTTCCTCAACGCCCGCGCTGAGGACAGCGCAAGCTTCGACTGGTCTCCCCCAGACACCACCTCCACCTACAAGTGGGTCTGCACCGAATGGACCCGCACCATCGACTTCCCAACGGTCGCAACGATCAACGCGACATTCCGCGAGGTCTTTGAGCCCTAATGGCAATCCCAACCTCTGAACTACAAAAGATCAACCCGAGCAGCATCATTGAGCTGTTCGAGCTTGAGCTGCGGGCTGCAATTCACGGGGTCGACTACACCTACCGCTTCCACAACGGCAGCAACAGCTTCAACAGCAACGGCGACGTCATCTGGGACGGCAACACTTACTCCGCTTTCCCCATCGAAGTCGAGGGATTTGAGTACCAAGGTCAAGGCCCCCTTCCTCGCCCCAAGATCCGCGTCGCCAACCTGCTTTCGTCGATCACCGCAATCCTCCTAGAGGTCAACGAGTCCACTCCGGGCAACGACCTGACCGGAGCAAAGCTGACCCGCATTCGCACCCTGGTCCGCTACATCGACGACGAGAACTTCCCCGATGAAAGTGGCGGCAACCCCTTCGGAACCGAAGACACAACCGCCAAGTTCCCGGACGAGATCTATTACGTGGCCCGCAAGACAACGGAAAGCCGGGACACTGTCGAGTTCGAGCTCGCTGCCGTCTTCGACTTAGCAGGCGTTCGCGCTCCTAAGCGCAGCTGCACAGCCAACCTTTGCCCATGGATCTACAGAGGAACCGAGTGCGGTTATAGCGGCAGCAACTACTACAACGAAAACGATAAAAAGGTTGATACGCTCGCTGAGGACAAATGCGGTAAGAAACTTAGTAGCTGCAAAGTGCGTTTTGGCGATAACAATGAACTACCCTTTGGGGCATTCCCAGGCATCGGCGCGTTTAACGGATGAAGCAGACGGCTAAGCAGAAGGCCCTGGAGCACGCACAGGCAGAAGATCCGCGTGAATCATGTGGACTGCTGGTCGTCATCAAGGGCCGGGAACACTATTTTCCATGTAAAAACCTGGCCGAGGGCACTGACTTCTTCATCCTCGATCCCATTGATTACGCCGCCGCTGAAGACAAAGGTGAAATCACTGCTGTCATCCACAGTCATCCCGTCACCCCACCAGTTCCTAGCCAAGCCGACCGCCTTGCGTGCGAAAAGTCTGGCCTCCCGTGGCACATCGTCAATCCCAAGACCAAGCAGTGGGGCCACTGCGAACCCGAGGGCTACACCGCACCCCTAATTGGACGTGAGTGGGTCTGGGGTGTCACCGACTGTTGGACTTTGGTCCGCGACTGGTACGCAGAGCAAGGCATCAAGCTCCGCGATTGGGATCGCCCAACCACACCAGAGGAGTTCAACAATGCGCCAATGTTCGACGACTGCTGGCGCGACATCGGCTTCTACGAAGTTGACCGCGATGAGATGCAGAAAGGAGACGCGCTCCTAATGAGCATCGAAGGCAAAGGTCTCAACCACGTCGGCGTCTACATCGGCGATCAGCTTGTCCTTCACCACCTTCGCGGCCGTTTATCCAGTCGGGATTTATTAGGAGAGTGGCTTCTAAAATGCACGGGTAAGGTGTTGCGGTATGGAAAAGGAAGTTAGGGTCTATGGTCCGCTAGCCAAGTTCGTCGGATTCCGCCGGATTATGGCTGAGGTGAGCAACGCCGCTGAAGCGGTGCGGATGTTGATCGCTAACTTCCCTGGCCTTGAGCAGCACATGATCGAACACGACTACAAGGTCGTCGTTGATCGCTACGAGGCTGATGTTGAGGAGATTGGATTTCCTGCGTCTCAGGTCATACAGATCATTCCCGTCGTGGGCGGCGCAGGCGGTGGTGTTGGCAAAGTCATTGTGGGCGTGGCCTTAGTAGCTGCCGCAATTGTTTTCGCTCCAACAATCGGAGGTTTTCTTGGATTAGGCGCCGGTGCCGTCACTAGTGGTGCAGCTGGCACGATGGCCGCGATTACGACTATTGCCGGCACCATCGGTATCGGCCTGATCGGCTTGGGCGTGTCTCAGATGCTGACCCCGACGCCCAAATTGAATGCGACGGGCCAAGGCTTTGCCCGCCAAGGCGCAACCAGCTCTGAAGGCACGGCCCAGGACCCTCAAGATTCCTACTCCTTTAGCGGAATACAAAATACGAGCAAGCAAGGCGTTCCAGTTCCGTTGATCTATGGAGAGACGGTAGTTGGATCTATCGTGATATCAGCAGGCATCGACATCGACAGCTGACCGTCATGACGAAGCAGATTATTGGTGCTGGCGGCGGTGGCGGCGGTCAACAGCAGGTAGTCCAGAACGTAACGGTCCAGCAGGTCGCTGCACCTGCCGCTAGGACCCCGACCAGAACTGCCGATAATCTTGCGTCCACAGCTTATGCAAACCTCCTCGACCTAATTAGTGAGGGCGAGATTGAAGGTTTCCCCTCAGCCAGGGACTACACCCGTGGCAGCGACAACTACAACAACGCGCTACTCAAGGACGTCTACTTAAACAACACGCCGGTGTTACGTTCCGGCGCCGACGTCACTGATTTAAGCGACAGCGATTACCACTTCAGCGGCGTCACCGTAAAAACGCGCTACGGCACTAATTCGCAATCCTATATCGATGGTTTCGATGCCGTTGAAGATATCAAGTCCGTCAATGTTGAGGTCAAAAATGCGATCCCAGTCACCCGCCAAATCACCGACACAAACGTCGATGCAGTCCGCGTAACCATCGCCATTCCGCGCCTGGAACGCGCCACCAACGAAGGCGACGTTCTGGGAACCAGCGTCAACCTAAAGATCGACGTTCAGTACAACGGTGGTGGCTTTACCGAGGCTAAAGACGTAAGTATTAGCGGTCGTACAGCGGACAAGTACGAACGCGATTACATTGTCACCTTTGATGGCGCGTTTCCAGTCGACATCCGAGTCCGACGCACCTCAAGCGACTCAACCGACACCAGGGTCAACCCCAGTTTCTTCGTCTCCTACACAGAGATCATCTACGAGAAGCTGCGTTACCCAAACACCGCACTTGTAGCGGTCAAGTTCAACGCGGAGCAATTCAGCTCGATTCCTTCGCGCCAGTACAGAGTTAGAGGGATCAAGGTTGCCCTGCCTAGTAACGCCACGGTCGACGCAGCCACGGGCCGCGTCACCTACAGCGGAACCTGGACCGGAACCTTTGCCGCAGCTCAATGGTGCAGCGATCCAGCGTGGATTCTGTGGGACCTGCTCACTACTTCCCGTTACGGATTCGGCGATCACATTGCCGCCACGCAACTCGATAAGTTTGCGTTCTACTCCGCATCTCAGTACTGCAACGAGCTTGTCGATGCAGGCCTGGGCGACGGCACACAGGAAGCACGGTTTAGCTGCAACGCTCTAATCCAGAACCAGTACGAGGCCTACAAGCTGATTAACGACTTGTGCTCTGTCATGCGGACGCAGCCGTACTGGTCGACTGGCACGCTGACCATCACCCAAGACAAGCCAACCGACTCCACTTACCTTTTCAACCGCAGCAACGTCCTTGAGCCAGGCTTCACTTACCTTGGCTCAGACCTCAAAACGCGCCATACCGTTGCCGTCGTTGCCTATTTAGACCTCGACACCCGCGAGCTGAACTACGAAGTCGTCGAGGATCGCGATGCTATTGAAAAGTACGGCGTAATTACCACTGAAGTAAAAGCGTTTGCCTGCACTTCCCGCGGCCAAGCCAACCGTTTAGGCCAGTGGCTGCTTTACACCGAGCAGCAGGAAACCGAGGTAATTAGTTTCACCGCAAGCGTCGAGGCCGGCACTTTGGTCCGACCCGGCAATGTCATTGATGTCAATGACCCAGTGCGAGCTGGCGTCCGCTACGGCGGGAGGATCGCGGCTGCAGGTGCCAACAACATCAACGTCGATGACGCCACCGGGCTTCCCAGCGACGACGCCACGCTTTCCGTACTCCTGCCCGACGGCACCCTTGAAACCAAGAACATCATTAGCCGTACTGGCACGCTGATCACAGTCAACGAAAACTGGACGACCCAACCCCAGGCAAACAGTGTCTGGGTCATCCAGACCGACTCAATCCAGACCCAGCAGTACAGGGTCCTAAGCGTTGCTGAAAAAGAAGGCCACCTTTACGAGATCAGCGCCCTTAAATACAACTCCAGCAAGTACGACCACGTCGAGCGCGGCTATACGCTTCAGAGCCGCACAATTACCAATCTCAACGCAGCTCCCACTGCCCCTGAAAACCTTGAGGCCAACGAAAAGTTTTACGCCTCGAACGATCAAGCCAAGGTCAAAATTATCTTGAGCTGGCAGGCGATCAAGGGCATCCCTCAGTACCGGGTGCGCTATCGCGAAGAAAACGGCAACTGGGAAAGTGCGGTCGTCAGCAAGCCCGACTACGAGGTGCTTGATACCAAGGCTCTCCCTTACAGCTTTGAGGTCTACGCAATTAATGCACTGGGGCGCCAATCAGCCAACCCAACCGAGCTGACTTTCAACGCAGTCGGAAAGACCGCAATTCCAAACGACGTTCAGAACCTGCGATTTGAGGCCACCAGCGACAAGGAAGGCACTCTTAAGTGGGACGAGTCAACCGAGATCGACGTAAAGAACGGCGGTAAGGTCTACATCCGCCACAGCAACCTCACCGACGGCAGTGCGACCTGGACTAACTCAGTTGACTTGATTGAAGCCATCGCAGGCTCTTCGACCAGCACAAAAATTCCCTTGATTGAGGGCCAAGTGCTGGTCAAGTTCGCCGATGACGGTGGGCGTGTAAGCGCTAACGCCACGAGCGTACTAATCGATCTACCGGACACCATTGGTCGCTTACTGCTTGAGCAGCGGCGGGAAGACGCAGACTCACCTCCGTTCCAGGGGCAGAGAACTGACACCTTCTATAGCGAAGAGTTTGACGCACTAACGCTCGATGGAGCGCTGGATATTGACGACAAAACGGACGACATCGACGAGTGGCCCACCATGGACTTCCTTGGTGACATCGTCAGCTCCGGAGAATACGAATTCACTAATACGCTCGACCTTGAAGGTGTGTTTTCCTTGGACCTGGAGCGGCGGTTCGTTACCCGAGGCTTCTACCCAAGCGACCTATTCGACGCGAAGACAGAAAACATTGATCTGTGGGACGACTTTGATGGAGATTCGGCTGACAAAGTCAACGCCAAATTGCTCGTCCGTAAAACAGATGATGATCCCAGCGGCACGCCTACCTGGGGCAGCTGGCAAGATTTTGCCAATGGCACCTTCAAGGCCAGGGCGTTCCAATTCAAAGCTCAGCTGACCAGCGGCGACACTGCTCAAAACATCCTCATCGACGAGCTTGGCTACGTCGCTCAGTTCGCGCGCCGTCAGGAACAGAGTGCAGCCGCTGTCGCAAGCGGTGCCGGAGCCAAGGCGATCACATTTGGCAACGCTTTCTTCACAGGAACAGCGTCGCTACTTGGCACGAACAGCAACTTGCCGAGCATCGGAATTACGGGCCAGAACTTGCAGACGGGCGATTTCTTCGAGGTGAGCGGGGTCAGCGCCACCGGGTTTAGCGTGACGTTCAAAAACAGCAGCGGCACAGCTG